CCGGATGAGCCAAAAGATCCCACGCTCCATGTGGCGCTGGTTGCTACAGCGTAGTTGCCTTGAACCGTGTGGGAAAGGCTGGAAGCGTTCATACGTCTGTGGTTAGCGTACGTAAGCCCAGATGGCGCGGACGTAAGCGTGCTCCCTGTGTTAGAGTAGCCGCCATCCCACGCTAAACCGTAGTGTGCCCAGAACGTAGGGGTAGAGGTATGCGTACCGGAGAGTGCCGGAGCGGCCCCTGCGGACCAGCCGGTGTCGGCAGTCTCTTCAACTAGAACTGCTGACGTAACCCCACGGAATACCAGAGCAACCGCCGTAGCGTAGTCGCCGTCGTAGACAGACGTACCTGATTGATACAGGTAAAACTGCCTGCTTCCTCCGGTGTAGGTAAAGTAAGCGTGCAGTCTGTTCTGTCTCAGCCCACTTGATGAGCCCCGTATGTCCAGCAGTTTAGTAAAGCCTGAGTAGTTACCTGAGATGGTACTGTTTGACCCACGCTGGTCTGCGGTTGCGCCGTGTAGCATTACAAAGTCGCCCGCCTGTGCTGAAGCAGGAAGGGTGAACGGGATGAGTACCATGTTATCAAACGACCCGCTACCTACTGCTGAGCCTACAAAGCTAGCCGCAGACGCCCCGTAGTAATCGCCGAACGACGCCTGAGCGCCATCAGCCTTTCCTATCAATCCTCGTATGTCTTCGTCGTTTAAGGCTACTTGTGTTGCCGTAGTGCCACCCACTTCAAGGTGCATGTCATTCAGTGATATCTGTCCGCTACTCTGTAGGGCCATCTTCAGTCTCCTCTGATTCTTCTTCGACTACCGGAGCAGGCGGGTTGTCCCGCTTGTCCGCCGCGTGGAGGTAGAGGGAGTAGATAGCTACCTGCAACTCTACGTAGGACATCTCGCCCAGCGCCACTCCCAGCTCGGGGTGGACTAACGTGAACGTCTCTTCTGAGCCTTCCTCTAAGACCAGACTACAGGAGCCTAGCCGTCCGTTGATGGCCTCCCCGCCTACCGTAGCGTACTGCTCGTGAAAGGTAATGTCAGGAGTCAGGCCCAGCTCGTTGTTGATGACGACGGTGTTAGCGCGTCGGTAGATCGTCGTCTCTTCTTCCTTATAAAGCATTCAGCTTCTCCTTTAATTCCTCAACCTCAGCGGTGAGCGTCTTGATACCCTCCACAAGAAGGGGAACTATGCGCTGATAGTTGACCGTAATGTAATCCTCTCCTGAGATTGACCCGCCGTCCTCGTCGGTGTCGATAGGGGCGCGTTGAATAACCTCTGGCAGTACAGCCTGTACATCCTGCGCTAATAAGCCTACCTGCCTCTCAGAGCCTGTGTATCCCAGCTCACGGGCTTTTGCGTTATGGGTATAGTAGACTCCGTGTAAAGCGCTAATCTTCTCCAGAGGGCTTTCTATGGCCCCTGAGACGTTCTTCAGTCTTCTGTCAGAATAGTACGCAACTACATCGCCACTACACCGGAAGGCCGTGGAGCCTGTAGCGTATACCGCCGTCCATGCCTCACGTATCTCGAAGGCCTCTACAGGCGCGGCCCCGGCAGACCCTAGCCTGAACTTCAGGTAGGAGTTACTGAGGGAATCAGTGTTATGCACGATACGGCCCGTGTTATAGCCAACACGCTGTACGGCGTTGGCGAAGTGGTTCCAAACAATGCTGGCGTTACCGGCGCCGTCGTTGACCGAGAAGCCGACAGCTCCGGCGGCGTCGTCGCCGGTCCTAAACTGGTTAGCCCGGACGATGTTAGAGAACGTAGCCTCGACCGAGTCGATAGTCAAGGCAGACTCAGGCGTCCACTGAAGAGCGCTGTTGTCCCAAGTGGCTACCACGTTAGCTACTGTAGCGTCAACAATGTTGCCGTCTGAACCCGCAGGACCAGTAGGCCCTGTAGGACCAGTAGGCCCCTCGTCGCCTGTCTCCCCTTGGATGCCTTGTGGACCCGTAGGCCCCGTAGGCCCCGTAGGACCAGCAACCGTAGAGTCAGCGCCTGTGTCTCCGGTCTCGCCTTGGATACCCTGAGGCCCTTGAGGACCAGTCGGCCCCTCATCCCCGGTCTCCCCTTGCAGGCCCTGCGGCCCAGTAGGACCAGCGGGACCAGTAGGCCCTTCGTCTCCGGTCTCGCCTTGGATGCCTTGTGGACCCGTAGGCCCCGTAGGCCCCGCGACTCCAGTAGGTCCGGTAGGCCCAGCGGGTCCGGTGTCTCCCGTTTCCCCCTGTGGACCCTGCGGCCCTGTAGGCCCCTGCGGGCCAGTGGCCCCTATGCCGCCTACGGTTATAGTGTCGCCTACTATAGTGTCACCGTTCGCGTCTACGAAGGAAGCGCGCAGTGCGTAGCGGGCGTCGTTGTCTGCGCGTACTCTAGCCATTAGGGTGCTCCGTAAGCCGTGATGTTGCCAGCCGCAATGATACTTCCTGACGTCGATACTTTCAGGACGTCGTTCCCGTTATATACAAACATGAGGGCGTTACCGCTTAGCTGGATCTCCCAGTTGCCGATACTTACCTTGTCAGTCTCGACGTCGGTGAGTCCGCTAAGGGAAGAGTCTAAGTTAAAATCAGTACCGGCCAGCGTAATGTTCGTGCCGCCTGAGTACGTAGTGTCTGTTGTAGTGTAGCCTGCCACGCTGTGGTCACCCCAGCCGTACGCTGTGTCCCAGTTGGTAGCGCCTGCGTCTACGGTAGACTTGGTAGCGTCCCATCCGGTAGCGCCTGCGTTAACCGTAGTGGTCGTGCCGTCCCACGTGGAGGTAACAGTTCCGTTAACTGACGTAGCCGTAGCGGTGCCGAGTGATGACGTACTTGATACAGACAGAGCTACAACGCTCGTGGTGCCTGTCAAAGAAGCGTCAAGGGCCGGTGCCGCAGTAGCGAACGCGTTAGATATAGCGGTGAACTCTGAGTCAAACGGTACACCCGACAGTACCTTGTCCGGGTTACTCGCGGACATGGAGTCCTTAGCGGTGAAGTTAGTTGCGGGTGTGTATGTGATAGACATTAATAGTTCTCCTATGAGTCTCTTCCCCGAAGGGTGAGTAAGGGTACTCGCCGTAGCTTTCCCCTTGATAGTCTTTAAACGAGTGCCGCGATGACAACGCCAGACTCAGGACGGTAGGTCTTAACACCGTACAGAGTATCAGCAGTCATGAGGTCAGCCAAGAACTCTTGCTTGTACTGAGTTTGAACGCGAACGCCCATTTGCTCAGCGATAACCAGAGCGTCTTTGTGCATGAGCAGGCAGTCAGATTCGCCAGCGCCGCCAGTCAGGTTGGTAGAGACAACGATGTCAACACCGTACAAAGAACCGATCTTGCCGTTCTGGACCGGAGTACCAGAGATGAAGTCGCTAGAGATGTAGTTAGCAACGCCCAGCATCTCACGCTTAACAGCAGGAGCGATAACGAATACTCGGCCGTCTCCCGGTACGTTGTTGTCGTCAAGGATCTGTACTGCCTTACGGAAGCCAGCGTCGTTGAACGCAGTAGTCGTAGCGCCAGACTCGTCAGCCAAGTCACCAGCAACGAAAGACTTCTGAGCAGTGAAACCAGAGTTGGCTTCAGCGATCAGAGCGCTATCGATGTTGGTAGCCAGAGCGTAGCCAGCGTCTTCGGTGTAGAAGCGACGGAGGCTGTTCAGAGCTTGTACGTCTGTGATGTCTTCGATGAGTCGTGAGTACTCGAAGTGCTGATCAACAGTTACAACCAGCTCACCAGTAGTTCCGGTGATCAGAGTAACTTCAGTCTCTGCGCTCTTAGCAGAAGCAGAACCGCGATCGGGCTTAGGGATGTGAACGGTGTCGCCTTTCTTGCCAACCATGCTCATCGCGCGGACGAGTGGGCGAACAACAAGTGACTTCTCGAATGAAGCGATGATCTCGTCGCTCCAGATTTCTGGGATGAACGTAGCCGCAGTCGTGTTGGTTACGTGGTTAGTTCCAAGTGCCATGATAATTTCCTTAGTGGTTTATTTAACGCGTCCTTCGCTGTAGGCCTTCATGATTTCTGGCATGAGAGCTTCGTACCGCTTGGGGTCGCTGTTCATGAGTTCAATAATATCACGACGACGGTATACCTTCCGGCTCGTAGAGCCTTCGGGGTTAGACCGTGCCGTACCTGTAGAGGCTTTCTTGACCTCGTTCTTTTGGTGTTGCTTCTCGACCACAGCGGTCTGAGCTACGACACCTTGTCGCTCCTTGTACAGCGTGATCAGCTCATTAGCGGCGGCGAAGTCGTACTGACTGTCCGCTTGCTCATAGAGTCCACGTCGTATTTCGGAACTACCTACCCACTCACGGAACCCGTCGTCCTTGAGGACTGTGTCCATGTCGGGGTGGGTTGACTTCAGCTTAGCTAGTGCCTGAGACTTCGCCATCTCTGCCGCGACCGCTTGGGCCTGCTGTAGAGTTGGGTGGTTCTCGATGGCTCTCGCCACTGCCTTAGCCGGATCAGCGAAGAAATCAACTTCTTCCTCTACTACTTCCGGTGCAGGCTTTTGCGACTGGATTGATGTCTGAACGTAATCGTCAAAGTGACGTCTAAGTTCACCCACTTCCTGTGACTGCTGACCCAAGCGCTTCTCTAGCTCTTGGTGCATCCGTGCAATGTCAGTCGCGGATTTGCCTTGGTACTTCTCCGGCAGGGCCACTTCGGGTGACTCTTCGACCGCCTCTTCTACTGGGGCTTCGGCGGGTGCCTCTTCCTCACCAAGAGTTGCGAACTCTTCAGTAGTCTCTGGGGTTTCGTTGTCCTCGAAAGGGATTGCCTGCTTTACAAAGTCTTGAGCATCTACAATGGTAGCCATATTATTAAACTCCTTTGTCCCACTAAGGGAGGGTTTAGGGTAAAGGCGACTTCTGGCTTAGAAGCTACCGCCTTGATTAAAGTCCTTCTTCGTGTGTCGTCGTTCCCACTTCATGGCTTCGCCGGGGAAATCCCCAGAGGCACCGTCAAGCTGACATCGAATAGGACTTATGATTCGTTTGGATTCCCCTCCGCACGATCCGCACCGGAAGGTATCGTCGAGGTAACCAAACTCCTCTTGTACATTACCGCACGCCTTACAGCGTACGTCTATAATCTTACGCATCTTGTGAAGCCTCCGCCGCTAGTACAGCGTTCTCGTATCCCGACATCTGCCGTAGCGCGCCTAAGCGGCCCCTCATCTGCCAGAACTCTTCTGTTGATGTACACGCGTCTAACGTACAGATGGCCATCGCTTCGTCTAGTTCCTTCTGAAACTCAGTCCAACCTTCGGTGAGGAACATGGTACGCGCGTCGTCAAAGTACTTACTCTCCATCCTTCTTACCCCGCGCTGGCTTAGCCTTCAATGCGGCCACTTCCTTTTCCAAGGCGGCGATCCGATTCAATGCGTCCTGCAAGTAGCGGGTTGTGGACTCTACGAGTTCGTTAAACTTAACTTCTGTTACGATGCTTGATGACATGGTTATCTCCTTGAGGCCATGATTACTTAGTTGACTTAGACCCCTTGCACTTCCAGCGCTTACGCGACAGGTTGTTCGGGGTGTTGGGATCGTTGGCCTTCTTCTTGCTAAGGCCCTTCTTGATGCCGGCCGAGCGAGCGCAATAACTATCACCCTTGCTGGTTCCCGGCTGTACTCTCTTGCTTCCGTCTTTAGCCTTACCGGCCTGTCCGTAGCTAACCTTCTTGCCGCTAGCTGTGACCTTGACCTTGGCCTTTCCTTTGGCGGGCTTCTTGGTGGGCATTACTTGCCACCACAGTGGGAACAACCCTTGCTTCCCTTCCCGCATCCACATCTCTTACACATCTATCTTCTCCTTGCATATAGCGCTATAGACGACACCGCCACCCACGGGTCTTCCCTTCAGGGCGGCGGCAGTTGCTTCACACTTGTTAGGCTGGGCGTATGTACGTCCCTCCATTGCAAGCCACTGTCCGTCGTTAGACAGCATCAGTATGTAAAGCATCCATGTCGTCATCGTTAGTTCCTAGAGTTAGTGTTAATGTCACGGCGAATCGCTCACAATGTCCGACGCTGTCATGTTATACATAACGAAATCGGCAGTCCCTACGGTATCTACGATTATAGGGTACGTGTCGCCGTCGCCCATGCGCCACCAATGGCTAGGAGAGTTTGACAGTAAATCAAGATCGTGAGTAGACCCTGAGTTGTAAAGGTCAGCGACGTTGCCGGACTGGTCTGAGTTCCATACAGCCACCTCGTCTACTCGGCAATTTCCTTGTAGATACTGAGAAGAGACATACCTACCGACGCGGAGGTTATCAGCATCAATGGCACTAGACCAACCGTAGTTAGAGTGCGTCCAAGTCCCGCCGGAGATTACGTCTGCCCCGTCAATAAAGATACTAAACCGTCCGTAATAGGCATTGACTTCTGCACTACCTGCACCTGTTGTTCCTCCATCATACGACACTACAATGTGATGCCAAGTGTCGTCCGTAAGAGTCCCGTTTGCAGAATGGAAATTTAGGTAGTTATTGCTTGATCCGTATCTGAAGCGCAGTCTATTGTTTCCTCCTTGGTAGCGTAAATATAGATGGCCGCCATTAGTTGCGTCGTTGTCCCCGAAGTAAAAAATAGTTTGGCCGTTGCTTACGTGGTCACTGCCCTTCAGCCATAACTGTATTGTCCAAGCATCTCCCGAACCGCTACCGTTACCCGTCCTGCCTAGAGTTGAGGCAAGAAGATCGGCGTTAGCTCCCAACCAATCTTGGTTAGCAAAGTTCACACTTTTAGTATTAGAGTATGCGGGATTATCCACAACCAAGGAGATGGTCTCCGAGTCCTGACCGAAGTAGTTAATAGCCTTGGCAGTTATGTTATAGGTTCCTACAGGAAGGCTAGAGCCTCCTATAAGTTTCCTGACATTTCCATCAACCGTCGCCACACCGCTAGGTAGGTTTAACCATTCGTAGCCTACGCCGTCTGTAGCAACCAGCTCATAGTTTAGCGTGTCCCCTGCCGTTAAGTTCACAGTAGTTGAGGATGTAATAACAGGTACGTTTCCAGCGGCTCCTCCTGAGTGCGAAAAAAGCGCATTGAGTTCGTTGACCGCAGTAGCAAGCGTCTGAGTTACAGGCGTACCGTTAATGCTAGCGTTGGCTAGTCGAAGGCCGGAATAGATAATAACGTCAACACTGTGTTTTATTACGTCGATGTGGTTTTCGTCGTTAGCTACCGCCCTTATAGAGTTTACTGCGTACGCGTCACCGTTGTCTAACAAGACAGTTGTTTCCGTCTGGTCTGTTGTGAAATCAATAGTGTCAGTAGCGGACAACAAAAAGCGACCTGTGTTGTTTGCGACGTTGGCGTTTTGATTGATGTAGTCAACAG